AGAATGAACAACGCCTAAGTCAACCAGACTTCGTAGGCGCTGGAAATTATATTCGCTTCTCACTAGATGAGTTCCTACGCGGAAACCCACTAGAGCGAGCGCAAGTTTATGAAATCCTAAACAGAATCGGCGCAATGAGCGTTGAAGAAATCCGAGAGGAAGAGGATCTACTTAAATGAAAGTAAATCTACCAATTACGCTGACCGCAGCGGATACAAAAACCAGAACCCTTACAGGCCGCATCGTTACCTGGGGTGAAGAAGGTTTTACTTCTGCTGGCAAAACAGTATTTGCAAAAGATTCAATAACAATCCCTAAGAACGTCAAATTATTGCTAGAGCATGACCGCACACGACCAATTGGCAAACTTACAAGTTATGAAGTTACCGATTCTGGCATCGAAGCATCGTTTCGCATCGCTGGAACAATCGCGGGTGACGATAGTCTGCTCGAAGCCGCTGAGGGTCTGCGTGATGGTTTTTCAGTCGGTATTAAATTAAACGAATGGGAAAATGTCGATGGAGCAATGGTTATCTCTTCATCACAAATGATTGAAACAAGTTTGGTTACAGATCCAGCAATTGATTCTGCTCGCGTTACAGAAGTAGCAGCGACCGAAACCGAAGTTTCTGAATCAACCGATTCAGATATTAAACCAGAAGGAGAAGACCTAGTGTCCGAAACCGCTCCAGAGTCAGTAACTACCGAAGCGGTAGAAGCTGCAAAGTCAGAAGTAACTGTCAGCGCATCAGCGCCAGTTATGTATTCATCTCCACGCGTTAATCTAAATGTTACCGCTGGTCAAGTTGCAAAGGCTCAACTAGCTGCATCACGCGGCGACTCAGATGCTCGCGATCTAATCGCAGCACTACAAGTTGCAACAGTTGCAGAAAACACAGGTATGGTTCCACCTAACTACCTACGCGATGTAATCGGTATCATCGATTCATCACGCCCATTCATCGATTCAATCGAGCGCGCTGCGCTTCCTGCATCAGGAATGAAAATCTTCACACCTAAGCTAGGAACTATGGCTACTGTCGCATTGACCGCAGAAGCTGCTGAATTTTCATCAACAGATACAACAGTAACTTTCCAGGAAGATACAGTTGTTAAGTTCGCTGGCGCTGGTCGCCTTGATGTTGAACTTGTTGATCGTTCAGACCCATCATTCTTGGATCTCTACATCCGTGAACTTGCTGCATCATATGCACAAAAAACAGATGCTTATGCTGCACAAATCGCATCACAAAACGCAACAGCATCATCTTCATCAACAATTTACAAGGCAATTGCTCTTGGTATTGCTGATTCATTCGGCGTTGTTCGCCAGACACCAAACCGCTTACTTGTTGCAAACACAGGTGGAGAAGATGGTATTGACTTCTCAGGTTTGATGGGTGCAGTTGATACAACAGGTCGCCCACTATTCGCAGCAGCAGCACCTCAGAATGCAAACGGGCTAATCGCTCAAGGTTCGACTTCTGGCACAGTTGCAGGACTTAACCTTGTTGTTGATCCAAACTACACAGGCGATGATGCAAACGCAAAGCACGCACTTGTTTATCCATCAAACGCAATGCGCTTCCATGAGTCAAGCCAAATCCAACTTCGCACTGCGGTAGTTGCAAATGGTCAGCTTGACATCGGACTATATGGTTACGTTGCAGTAGTTAACCGCTACCCAGCAGCATTCCGTAAGCTAAACGTAGCGTAAGCACAAACTAATCATGGGGGAGTTGCTCCCGGCTCCCCCAGTCGTTATAGAGAGGAAGATATGGCTTCAATAGTTACAGTTGCAGAACTGCGTTCCATTCTTGGCGTATCTTCCGCTCTCTATAATGATGCTTATTTGACAGATATTATTGACACCGCAGAGCAGGTAATTCTTCCTATGCTCACGAGATATGCCCAACCAATCGATGCAGTCGAACTAGAAGATAATGTGGCCACTTATCACACACTAGGCGCTCACGAATTTTCTTTAACGCAATCAGTGGTTATCACTGGCTGCGGATCTCCATTCAATGGCACTTTTACAGTCACTGCCGTTCCATCAGATTATGAATTTTCAGTTGCACTAACTAATGCAGATATTCTTCCAAGAAATGTAATTCCTTCCGGCCTTGCCACACTTTCAGGCGCTTCAACTTATGTTGGAGTTTCAGCAGTCGAATCAGCAGTATTGGTTGTTTCAGTTGAAGTCTTTCAATCCAGAGTCGCTCCTGGTGGCCAAATCGAAGGTGTGGATTTCACACCAACTCCGTATCGGATGGGGCGCTCACTATTTAACCGCTGCGTAGGCTTACTTGGGCCGTATATAGATGTTGAGTCAATTGTTCAATGACCGCATCAACGATCCTTTCATCAGTTAGACAACCTTTAGCAACTGCACTTGCTGGCGTTGCTGGAAATGTTTACGCCTTCGTGCCGGAGACAGTTATTCCACCTGCAATCGTGTGCGTTCCAGATTCACCATATATCGAATTTAATACTATTGGAAAATCATCTTTCCACTGCAAACTTAATTACACAATTACAGTCTGCGTTGCGTATAACTCCAACCCAGCATCTCTCGACAATATCGAGCAGCTCATCATAAGTGTTGTTTCTGCAATCCCAGCCGGGTATGAAGTAGGAGCAGTTCAACGACCAACAGTTACACAAGTAGGCGCTAGCAATTTGCTTGTCGCGGATATAAGCGTTTCAACTTACTACACTCAAACAAACTAAGGAGAAAACCCGAATGCCAACAACAGTCATTACAGGGCGCGACATTACTTTCACCATCGCTGCAGCAGCGTATGATGGACAAACAACTAGCGTTACTCTGACAAACTCACCAGTAATCGATACTTACCAAACACTAGATGGCAAGGCTTACAAGCACACTGATGATCAGTGGACTCTTTCAGTCGAACTTCTAGCTGACTGGGGTGTTGCATCATCACTATTCGAAGCAATGTGGACTGCTGCTGAAACAGCACCAAACACTGCTCTTGCTTATTCAATTACTGCTACAACTGGCGCAGTATTTACGGGAACTGCATTCCCAGTATTCCCAGCCGTCGGTGGAGCTGCTCCAGGCGCTCAAACCGATTCATGGTCAATGCTTGTAGTTGGAACACCAACCGAGAACTTCGCTTAACAAACTAAACAGGGAGCAAAATGAAAAAGTCAATAACAGTCGAGTTCGCGTCTGGGGATAGTGCTACTTATGTGGCCTATCCACCGGACTTCGCAAAGTGGGAAATGGCAACAAAGAAATCTATCCAGGAGTTTTCTGGTATGTGGGATATCTTATTCGTGGCCCATTCAGCCTATAAGCGAGAAGCTGCCGGGAAACCAACTAAGACACTTGATGTCTGGATGGAAGGCATTACGAATCTTGAAGTTGGCGATGATGACCCAAAAGCCATAAGCGCGGAAGTATAAATCGACTCCTAGTCGAGTTAGCGATAGCGACTCATATCCCCATGAGGGAATGGGAAACTGCCGAGGACATTCTTACCGCGATTGAGATATTAAAGGAGCGCAATGAACCAGGCAGAGGTTGAAGCTTACAATCGGAATGAAATCCGAGAAGTAATCAAAGCCTTCAAAGCCATGGATGTAGTTGCTGTTGATGAAGCTAAGAAGGTATCTGGCGCTCTAGCAGATTACGCATTAGGCAAAATTAAAGAAGCTTCTGGAACTAGAACAGTAGCCACAAAGGTCGCAACAAGAATTACTTCTGGCGGTAAAGTTTCCAAGACTTCTAAGGTAGGCGAAATTAGCCTGGGTTTTGCATCTCAAAGATTCTCTGGCGGTGGAACTACTAAAAGCCTATGGGGTGGAATGGAATTCGGATCTAACCGATTCAAGCAATTCCCAAGAAGAACTCCAACACTTGGCCGAGGCAATGCTGGTTACTTTATTTTTCCAACACTGAAGGCTGCTCAGCCTTATATTATTAAAGAATGGCAAGAAGCATTCTCAAAGATTATTAAGGAGTTTGCATAATGGCATCCGATTCCAGAACGCTTAAGTTAGCGATACTTGGTGAAGTCAAAGACCTTAGCGCAAGCCTTAATAAAGGAACTTCCGAGGTTCAAACCTTCGGCGATAAGTTATCTAAGTTTGGCAAAATTGCTGGCGCTGCATTCCTAGCCGCTGGCGCTGCTGCCGTTGCTTATGCTGGCAAATTAGCCGTAGATGGCGTTAAAGCGGCGATAGAAGATGAGGCTGCTCAGTTACGCCTAGCCGCATCGCTTAGGAATGTTACAGGGGCTACTGATGACACTATTGCGGCAACAGAAGATTATATTTTTCAGACTGCTCTAGCCAATGGCGTTACCGATGATGAACTTCGACCATCTTTAGATCGTCTGGTTCGCTCAACCAAGGATGTTGCAGAAGCTCAGAGACTTCAAACCCTAGCGTTGGATATTGCTGCTGGCACTGGCAAATCTCTTGAGTCAGTAACCAATGCCCTTGCTAAAGCCCATGATGGCAATACCACCGCACTTGGCAAACTTGGAACTGGTATAGATGCAGCAACCTTGAAGTCAATGACTTTCGATGAAGTTACTCAATCCCTGGCTGGAACTTTCAAAGACCAGGCTTCAGTTCAAGCTGATACTTTCGATGGCAAGATGCGCAGACTTAAAGTGGCATTTGATGAAGGCAAGGAAACAGTAGGCGGATTTATCCTGGATGCCATTACTCCCATGGTTTCTTTATTCGTTGATAAGGCTATTCCAACTATTGCCGAGTTTGCTGGCAATCTAAAAGACAATGTTCTCCCTATTCTTACTTCAATTTGGGAATTCGTTTCAGGATTCTTCACTCCAGTGGTGGAAGGAATTAGAGAAGCATTTGCCAGCGTCTCCAAGGCAGTAGGCAACAACTCAACCGAACTAAACAAGTTTCTAGTATTTGCAAAGGCTATTTTTGAATTTGCTAAGACTTATTTAGCCCCATTTATCGGTGAAGTTCTAGGAGCGGCGTTCAAGGTTCTTGGTGTTGCTATCAGCGGCGTAATCAAATTATTCAGCACTTTAGTTGGATTGATTACTTCGGCCTATAACGGCCTAGTTAGCTTTGTGAACTTTATTAAGAACAATCCAGTAACTCAAGGCATAGGTGGATTATTTGGCGGCGGCCGCGCCATGGGTGGGCCAGTATCAGCCGGAACTACTTACTTGGTAGGCGAGAACGGGCCAGAGTTATTTACTTCTGCAACTAGCGGAACCATCATCCCCAACAACAAAATAAGTGGCGGCAACACAATTAATATCACAGTAAATGGCGCTCTTGATAGTGAAGGAACTGCCCGGACTATTGTGGACATTCTCAACAGATCACAAGCTCGTGGATCACTAGGCGCAGGGGCATTTGCTTAATGACTGCATGGAATCCAGTATGGCGAGTTATTGTTGATGGGGTTACTTACACAAACCTAACCCTTGCCAACCTGACTATTACTTCGGGCCGAACCGATATTTACTCTCAACCTGTCGCGGGATATTGCCAACTTGCCATTCTTAACTTTGACCAGACTGCTATCCCAATGGAAATCAATGATGGGGTTACAGTCGAAATCAAGGATTCAACTAACACCTATGTGCCTATATTCGGCGGCACTATCACAGACTTAGCCGTAACTATCAATTCAATTGGATCAGTGGATTACAACCAACGCATCGAGATTACTGCCCTAGGAGCGCTTTCAAGGCTTCCTAAGAGCATTACAACAGGAGTCTTGGCTAAAGACTTTGATGGCAACCAGATGTATGAATTACTAGAAGGCCTTTTATTTGGTCAATGGAATTCAGTTCCAGCAGCTCTCACTTGGGCAACTTATGATGCAACTGAAATCTGGACTGATGCAGTAAACACCGGACTCGGTGAAATCGACAGACCAGGCGACTATGAGTTAGATCAAAGAGATTCTAATCCTTCAGACTATTACACAATTGCTTCTCAAATAGCTTTATCTGGTCTTGGTTATCTTTATGAAGATCCCCAGGGCCGTATTGGTTACGCAGATTCAACCCATCGAGCTCAATACTTCGCAACCAATGGATATATTGATTTATCAGCCAATGATGCTCTAGGAGCAGGATTTAGAACAGTTACCCGTTCTGGCGATATTCGCAATAAAGTAACCATAAGATATAAGAAGGATCAGAACCAAAGTTATACAGAATCAGATATAGCTTCAATTGGTCTATATGGAGAACTTGGGCAAGTAATAGATACGACCCTGGATAAATTGATAGACGCTGAATCACAGGCTGAATTTTATTTAGCGCTTAGAGCCTATCCTCAGGCAGTATTTGATTCTATTACTTACCAACTCGTGAGCCCGGAATTATCAGATACAGACCGCGATGCTCTTATCAACGTATTCATGGGGCTGCCATTAAACATTGTTGATTTACCGCCAAACGTGGCCAATGGAGAATTCCAAGGGTTCGTAGAAGGCTGGACTTTCCGGGCTGGATACAACACTCTTGAATTGACAATTACAGTTTCACCACTGGCTTTTAGCCTTCAAGCATTCCGATGGAATTCAGTTCCAGCGGTCGAAACATGGAACACACTTAACCCAACCCTAGACTGGCTAAATGCTACAATAGTGGCATAACAAGGAGAATAAATGGCAACTACTACGAACTTCGGTTGGACTACTCCAAACGACACAGACCTGGTCAAAGATGGCGCAGCGGCTATTCGCACCGCCCTAAATGGTGTTGATACTTCTCTTGTAGATCTTAAAGGTGGCACTACTGGCCAAATTTTATCTAAAGCATCAAACACAGATTTAGATTACTCATGGATTACAAATGATATTGGTGACATCACAGCGGTAACTGCGGGAACTGGAATAACAGGTGGCGGAACTTCTGGCGATGTAACTATCACTAACTCTATGGCAACAGCAATCGACGCCAAAGGTGATTTAATTGCTGGCACTGGCGCAGATGCTTTTAGTCGTTTGGGAGTCGGGGCAAATAACACAGTTCTCACAGCCGATAGCGCGGAAGCTACGGGGCTAAAGTGGGCAACGCCGGCAAGTGGTGGGATGACACTGCTTTCAACCACAACGCTTTCAGGCGCAACAACGACAGTTTCAAGCATTAACCAAACTTATAATACTTTATTTATTTTAATGACAGGTATGAATTTATCAGGCAACGAGTATCCCGAAATTAAACCAAACGCTGCGAATACTGCCGCTTATGTTGAAAGTGTATCAAATGCTAGCACAGTTCAAACAGTAGCCGCAGGTGCAAGTGCAATTCGACCTTATAGTGGAAATCAAAATACAAAAGCCGCAACAACTTCTAACGGATGTGCATTAACAATTTATAATTATGCAAGTAGCACAAATGTTAAACCTTTTGATTTATCCTCTACTCATGAAAATGGGTCAAGTCAAAGGTGCGCAACTTTAGCAAAAGGCGGACTTAATACAAATACAGCAATTACGAGTATCCAATTCGTTGCAGGTGGTTCAACAACCTTCAGCGCCGGAACTGTCCTAATCTACGGAGTAAAATAATGCCTAAATCAACAAGACCATCAGTTCGGATCCATAATGTTGAAACAAATGAAATCATTGATCGCGAGATGAACGATGAAGAATTTGCTGAACACAATGCTTTAATTGAAGCGAAGTTATTGCAAGACGCTGAATTGCAAGCAAAAATTGCGCAGAGAGAAATTATTTTGCAACGTTTAAATATAACTGCCGAAGAAGCTGCACTTCTACTTGGATGAAACCATTCCTGAGTAAATCTGCCGAGACTCTGAGACGACAAATAAATTCTGCCTTCCCAGATAGAGATAAGCGTTCGGATGGATGGATCGGAGATTCACGTCATCAATCAACTAAGTCGGATCATAACCCTGCTTTACCATCGGGGGTTGTTCGTGCCATCGATGTTGATCGTGACCTGGGTGGGCCAGCCAATAACGCATACTATCTGGCAAATCAACTTAGAACGCTGGCCAAGAAAGATAAGCGGATAAGTTACATAATTTACAATGGCAAGATAGCCAGTCGGATTATGTTCTGGAAGTGGCGCAAGTATTCAGGCGACCCACACACCAGCCATATTCATATCAGCTTTACACCACTGGGAGACAATGACAAACGCAAGTTCAATCTACCAATTCTAGGAGAGTAATGAATATCAAGAACCCAATAGTCCTAACCCTTGGAGCGTTTCTATCAGCTTGGGCTGCATCCAATTTTGACATTGACTATCGCGCAATTCTTTGGGCGGTTCTAGCGGGCGTGTTCGGATACGCAACTCCTAAGAAATGAACCAACAGGATTTCTTCACGCTATACATAGCGACAGTTTCCGTAATCGGCGGCCTATCCGGTTACGTCATTACTCATTTACTCGGCGAAATTAAACGACTCAATTCGCGTGTCGATGAGATTTACAACATACTCCTAGAGCGATAATTTAATTATGGCACGCAAAGCAAAAGTTAAAGAGGATTATTACACGCCTCTTGAAAACTATTGTATTTCTCTCAATGAATACTATAAAGCGCTGCGTAAAGCAGGTTTTAGCGTAGATATTTGCATGGCCATGATTATGGATAAAGCTTCTTACCCGGACTGGCTATTACCTAAGCCTATCGACTTCGATCCCAATAACCCAGACTTCACACCATATGAAGATGATGAGGATTAACCTTGAAAAAAATAGTCGTAATATCGGATCTGCAAGTTCCCTATCATGACGAAAGAGCAGTTAGAAACGTTGCATCGTTTATTAAGCGATTCAAACCAGACCAAGTCATTACTATCGGCGATGAAATCGACCTACCCCAAATCTCCAGATGGACAGAAGGAACTCCAGGATGGTTCGAGCAATCACTGGGAAACGATCGTGATGCAACTGTCGAGATATTGTGGGATCTTCAGGTAACAGACATGATTCGGTCTAATCACACCGACCGCCTTTACAACGTGATTATGAAGAAAATCCCAGCATTCCTAGCATTACCAGAATTGAAGTTCGAGAAGTTCATGAAGCTTGATGAATTGGGCATTAAGTTCCACCGCAAGCCACTAGAGTTTGCGCCCGACTGGATAGCCATTCATGGCGATGAGGGTAGCGTAAAGCCTACACCGGGTCTTACAGCCCTTGACGCGGCACGTAAGCATGGAAAGAGCGTGGTGTGTGGTCATACCCACAGAGCAGGACAATCGGCCTTTACAGAGGCCTCTGGGGGCGTTTTAGGGCGTGTTCTGCGTGGGGTCGAGGTAGGCAACCTAATGCAGTTTTCCAAGGCTGGTTATATGAAAGGAACCGGAAACTGGCAACAGGCTTTTGCCGTGTTCTATGTCGATAAAAAGGCCGTAACCAACACGATCGTGCATATTGAAAAGGATGGATCCTTCGTATTCGAAGGCAAGCGTTATGGCTGATTCGTTTTGCGGCGAAAAATGGCTGGGTTTTGAAGAAGATTTCGTTATCAAATCGTTATCAAAATATGCCACCATGAGGTTGATTTAGCCTTAAATCGGTGCAACCCTTATCTTATTCACAAACCCTTGTGGATAGAAACGGGAGCAATCATGGAAGAATTAAACGCATTAAGTCTCTTATGCGCTATCACACTGCCACCACTAGCTGCATTTTCGGCATATTGGGCAGGATATAACCGCGGCAAAAGAGAAGGCTGGCATGCTGGCCGTTCACTATTAAGAATCCCCATGGATACGAGTCGATGAAGCGCGATGATTTCCTTAGAAACGCGCAAGCCGTTGCAAACGCTAGAGACATTGAATATGGATCACCAAATGTTTCTATGCTTCGTATCGCGAAACTCTGGTCAGAATATCTCGGTTATCCAATCGACCCTCACGAAGTCGCAATCTGTATGCTTCTCCTCAAAGTCAGTCGTATCTCGGAGCAAGCGGAACACAAAGATAGTTACTACGACCTTATCAACTACGCAACTATTGCAGGAGAGCTTGCCACTATGGACTGGGATGATCTTGATGCTGGTTAATGCTAAACGTGGTGTTTGGTGCGATTACCATAAATATCAATATGGAGCGACAAACCCGAAAGGCCAAGTTCAAGCTGCCTGGACCATCATTTCAGAACTACCACGATCTTCTAAAATTCCACGCCACTACTGTCAGGAATGCGCAGTAGATTCAAGTAAATGGGCAGATGGAACCTACTTCGACCTAAAACAACAAATCCAATATGCACAAGAGCATTACGGAATAACACAAGGAGCATTAAATGGCTTTTAATTTGAATGATTATGAAGATGTGGCCGCGAGAATTCGCCGGGTGCATGACAACTATCCAATGTGTAGATTCAATATAAGAGAAATGAAGGTGGATCATGAAAAAGGTTATTGCTGGGTTATTACCGAAATTTATCGTGATGCGAATGATGTTAATGCTGCTGTCAGCGACGCTGCATATGAGTTCCGTTCTGATCGCGGGGTTAATAAAGATTTCTGGGTCGAGAACTGCGTTACCTCATCTTATGGAAGATCCGCTGGACTCCTCTTGGGAAGCGAAAAGCGCAGCACTAAACAAGATATGGAAAAAGTCGCTCGAATAGAAAATGACTTGGCTAGTGAAAGAATTGCAAATGCACCACTGGCTATCAATAACACTTGGGATGAATTCGTTGGTAAAGAGCCAACACCAGAGCCGGTATCACTAGAAGAAGCTGCTCAGTTAGTTCAACAGACTTTCGGAGAAGCTGAGCCAATACCGACATGTTCGCATGGGCCTAGAACTATAAAGTCTGGAGTTAGTGCATCAGGTAAAGCATGGCAAGGCGCAATGTGTGAAGTTCGTGGTGCATCCAAGGGAGACAGATGTCCTGCGATTTGGTATGTAATGAGCAAAACAACAGGCAAGTGGAGATTACCGGAAGGAGTCGAGTAATGTGCGGTTGCGGAAGATGTTATACATGCAAAAGATTAGGTATCAGTCCGAAAGGAGGAACAAATGGGTTATGTTGAAATAACAAGACCAGATGGCACTAAAACCTTGCTTGGAGAAGTGCCAGTTCTGATCTGTCAGATGTGTAACGAAATGCCGCATTTAGATGATTCAGTGCGGGTGCAGAGTATATCGCCTTTACAATGGCAATGCGAGAAATGTCATGCAGTCAATGGCTAGCCAGCATCGCAAGCATAGAGGTATGCGAACCCAGAAATTGGTTGCAGATTATATGCGTCAATGGTTCCCTTTCAGCGAAAGTAATGGAAGCGGCCGCAGTGGCTCTGACGTATTAAATGTGCCTTTTGATGTCGAGGTTAAAGCTCGCACTGGGTTCCAACCCAAACAAGTCTTAGATCAATTAAAGAGCCGTGAATCAGGCAAGTTGGGCTTCGCAGTCCTTAGACTCAACGGACAAGGTGAAAACCCAGAAGATTATTGCTGCATCATTAGAATGGATGATTTAATGGGTTTGTTCATCCAAGGCGGATATACTAGGAACCTGACACTAGAACCAGAGCGGTGCGACCAATATGGCCACTGGAAGATAAAGAACCAGGAGTGTCCTCAATGCCAGTCTATGAATTCCAATGCCTAACCTGCATGGTTATCCACGAGCATTTCATCCCATTTGGATTAGAAACTGCTGATCCTATTCACTGTAATGACCAAATGATTAAGCTCTTTACACCACCTGCAATCCATTTTAAGGGTAAAGGGTTTTACAAGACGGATAACCGATGATAATTTATGACTTTTATTCAGGCACTGGTTCATCAACAAAAGCCTTTGAAGATAATGGACACACAATAATCAGGGTCGAATTGGATACTTACTTTGAAGCGGAAGAACGCGACATATTAAGCCTTACCGCTGACAATTTAATAGCCAAATATGGGCATCCAGATTTCATTTGGGCAAGCCCACCATGCCAAAAGTTTAGTGTGGCTTCGTTGTGGAAATACTGGGCAAAAGGGCCTAACGGATCAATTCCTAAGCATCCGGCAGTCTTTGAAGCAATTGATTTGATTAAACACACAATTAACCTTATGGATGAATTAAAACCTACTTATGGATGGCTTATGGAGAATCCAAGGGGAATGCTACGCAAGCAAGACTTCATGCAAGAATTACCACGCTGGACAGTCACTTATTGCCAGTATGGAGATACAAGAATGAAACCAACGGATGTCTGGGGAACGATTGAAGGATGGACTCCAAGAAATATGTGTAAGCCAAGAGCGACATGTCATGAATCAAGCCCAGCTGGAACTAATGCAGGAGGCACAGGAAAACTAAAAAATGCAAGACTTCGTTCAATGATTCCATATCAATTAGGAGAAGAAATTTGCAACCTTATAGAACAACACGCCGTGTGACCAGGGGTTATGTAAATGAATTTGACAGGACCATTACACTTAACTTGCTAAAGCGCTTCAGGCGCTTAGCGCAAGCCGCAACGCGGATCGCTTGCGTGTTAGGTGTTACGGGCGCCCTATTGCTTAGTTCTGCGAGCTATGCAGTAGCGCCAGTGAAGTCGATGATAAAGATTGAAATGACACCAAAGATGTATGCAAAAGCCAATCTTCCAATAGATGAATATAAATGCGCATTACAGTTATATACAAAAGAATCTAATTGGAGAGAAGAAGCTAAGAACGGCCCACACTATGGGATACCGCAAGGCAGAAGCATTTACTTAAAGACTGCTACTGGAATAGAACAGGTTAAGTGGGGAATCTCGTATAACCTTAATCGCTATGGATCTATGTGTGCAGCTTGGGAATTCTTCAAAGAGAATAACTATCATTGATGGGTAAGCAATCAGCATTACGCAAAGATGGTTCTACTTATCAATGGAGAAAGATACGCGCTCGCATATTGAAGAGAGATCAAGATACTTGCCAGCGATGCGGCCAACCAGGTAACACTGTGGATCATATAGTTCCAAGAACACTTGGGGGAGACGATAGTGAGTCGAATCTCCAATGTTTATGTGCAACGTGTAATTATTCAAAGGGGGGTAGGTTTTTTGATAGCGCTCCAACACCCA